GATAACTATTATATGGTTAGATATAAAGGTTGTGTTCCGTTTGTCTGTACTAAAAAAGAACTGATTCAAAAAATTGAAAATAATCAACCACCGAACTAACCCTAACCAAATGAAAACACATTTAATTTACTTAACGATTAAAAAATAGAGAAAATGAGCGATGTTACGTTATTAAGAAAGTTGACTTTGAAAAGCACTTTAAAGTTTGGAAAAGAGCCAGACGTACCTATTTGTAATTTAATAGATAATCAACAAACCGTTTATTTGAGATGGGTTTATTTTAATTGTGATAAAATCACTTTTGTAGATGAAATTCTAGATTCAATATCTATTCCGTTGGAGTACAGAATTGAAAAGCCTGGGAAAAATCCTGATTTACACACAAAACTTTGCGATGAAATTCAAAGTCGTTTCACTTGGTTTGCAAAACAACATCATAAAAAAAGAGGCAAAGCAATCAACTATAATAAAAAAAGCCAAAACATGAGGGCTATTGCTAAAATAAATAGCAAGGCAAATTTAACTAGAAAAAATCACGGACATTAAATCAATAACCAAATGAAACGAGAAACCATCCTAACAATCCTACTTGCTATTGCTGTATTGTTATTGTTGAAAGAGTGCAATAGTAACGGCAAAGATATAACTTTCAAAACCAAAGAAGTTAAAGGCGCATTCAGAATAGACACCGTTACCGTACATGATACAATTAAATTACCGACGGTTACATATCGAAACGGCAAAGTAATTTACAAAACCGTAATTGATTCCATTGATTATGCGATTGTATCGAAAGCCACAAAGTTAGTTGATAGTTTCAAACAACAAAACGATTCAATTAAACTAGCTATGTTTATCGATAAGTCAACACCTAAAAACTTCGCCAAAACATTCGATAACGATACCATTAAAGTAAATATTTTCGGTAAGTACTCTGGCGAGATTTACGGCATCGGAATGAACTACACAATCAAACCACAAACAATCAATGCAACCCTAAAACAATACACAATATTTGGCGGTGTAAACATCACTTCTAACGCACAATTAAATAAAGTCGGTGTAATGCCATCGTTATCTTATTTAAACGCTAAAGGGATGCTGTTCACGGCTGGTAAGGATATAATTTGCAATGATTGCTATATGGCTGGGTTGCAAACAAGGATTTTTAGTATTAATCGGGTGAAGAAGTAGTCTTGCTAACCGTTGGCAACTACACGATGTTGCGTACAAACACAAAAACACCTTTCAGTTTAACACGGAATTGAAAGGTACAAAACAATAATTAAATTAATCACAATGTAGCAATAGCGTGTAATTGCTGTTATAAGCTGTGTTTTCAGCATACTAATTATGATACATATAAACGATTATGAAATTACATATATGGGTAAAAAATGCACAATAGGGGATTACGTGAAGTATAACAAAGATTTAAGTAAATGTAAAGAACTTGAAAAAATGGGAGCTTTAGTTTATATTAATTCTATTGTTAAAAATATTGACATTCCTAAAAAAGAATTTTGTTTTGATGTAATATTAGAGTACTTACAATTCAATATGAATGAATGTAATCATCTTGCAATTAAAGTTATTACAGATAAAAAAATAAAAGAATTACCTGATTATTTGAAAGATTTATTTGAAAGCAAAGACGATGATGAAAGATATGATTTATTCGTGAAATTTCTTCGTTATTGTAAGGTTTCTTAATCTTACTGCTAACGTTAAAAATAACCGCAGTTTGCCTATGCGGTTAGTAGATTCGGCAAATTGCGGTTATTGATTGTTACCTGCTGTTTCTTGATTTTTGTAATTATTTTAAAAATACTTCTAAAAATACTTGTTTATATAAATATATTTATTATTTTTACAAAGAATTTAAAACTTAAAAACATAGAAATTATGGAAAATGTAGAAATCAGCATTGATTTTAATGACTTTGAGCCAATGACAATTGGACAAAGTTGGTGTTTAGTATTTGATTTTGAAAAAGCTATTGCAATTGTAAGAGCATCAAAAATATCAAATGTACAACTAAGACAAAGTGATAATGGTGGCGTAATGGAATGGGATAACTTCTAACATTATGAAAAGAAAGTCAGTAATAGTTCTAGAAAATACAAATCCAAAAGCATTCGATGAAAAAATTGAGTGCTTTGGTAATTTCAAAAAAATGTGTTTAGAAAAGGAATTTCCATATCATAGTTTAAAAATGTTTAAATTTCCAATCACTTACAAAGATTCGGTTATTTATAAAGTCGAGTTTAAATAGCAGGTAACGTTCTACGGCTATACGATGGTTGGGATTAAGTAAGCCGTAATTTTTCCGATTAACACAAATTATCCAGACACAAAACATCCTTTAAATTAAACAATTAACCCAACTATTGTATAACCGTTGTTAGCAGTAGTTATAATACTAAATTAAAATGGCATACACACACGAACAATTAGAGAAATTAGGATTTAAAAAAGTTGAAGACAAAGAAACTGGAATTATTGATTTTGTAAATAAAGTTACAAGCAATGTTCATTTAGTTTTAAGTCCAATTTTAGAAGAATTATTTATTTGGATTTTAGAAGATGGTGGCGATGAAGATTCTGATGGAACAAAAATAATAATTGATACTTCTGATTTAAAAAAAGCAATAAAGTTATGTGAAATGATTGTCGGTGTTGACGATGGCTTCTAATAATTACTGCTAACGGTTTAGGGCTTGGCGAAGTGGCTGACCCCGAAGCTAAATAGAATTACTAAAATTTAAAATTAAAAACGAATGATTAATAGAATTACTGAACAGCCATTTTGCCAAACCCGTGTTAGTGGCAGTTATTGTATTAGAAAAATGGATTTGTTTGCATTAACAACTCCAAAAGTTGCCGAAAACTTAACAAAGGATGATGCTGATAAATTACAAAAAGAAATGCAAACAAAATCAATAGAAGAAACAGGTTGTGAAGTGCCAATATTTTTCGTTAGCGAGGTATAATTGCCACTAACGGTATCTCGCTTGGCGAGGTTGCTGACTTCGGAAAGATAAATTTTCAACTTAAAAATAAATATGATGCGAAACGTAAACGTGAATGAACCACAAAATCAGCAATCTTGCCAAACGAGTGTTAGTGGCTGGTTTTCTCCGAACCTTATGAAGTTCTTAAAAAAGCATAAACATTTTAGACAAATATTTTTAGACCCAACCGAGAAAATATGGTATATCGGTTTTAAAGATGAAAACGGTATTTGGGCTGGAGCAAAGTTTTTAAGAGTATTATGTTTAGGCACAAAAGCAGAAACATTTTCTTACTCGAAAAGCGTAACCGATAATTTTATTGAACGTACAAATCAATTTTGGAATTGTTCAGAATATTTTGGTCGCAGAATGTTTAAGCGGTGGTATTGGTAACTAGCCACTAACGTTTCTCGGCTTTGTTTAGTGCCGAGTTATGAAAACTAAACGTAATTTTTAAAACAATATAACATGAAAAACAATAATACAGAAGATAAGGCATTGAACAAAACCGATGTTAGCAGTAGTACTTTAGATTTGACTTACTACAGAGAAATTCAAGAAAAACTTGAAACAAAAAAAATATTATCGGCTTATTTTAGGTTAGATAAAAAAACAATGATACAAATGTTGTCTTGTGATAAAATATTAGTTAATGGAGAATATTACGAAGTTCCTGAATATCATTTACTTCATTTATTAATTAATAAAAAATACGGAGAAACAAAACTTGATTTAGTAAAGATTGGTTAGTATTACTGCTAACTAATGGCTACAACTGACTTTATCATACAAAGCTACCTAAATCGATATGCTTTGTATGATTAACACCCCACAACCGCCGTAACAAGCGGTTTTTATTTGGAATGGATATAAATAGAATGGTTTTATAAAAATAATAGTAGTTATTTTTGTAAACGTATATATTTATTTATTATATTTGTTCAACAATAAAATACTGATAATTATGGGTAGAAAAAAAACTGGTAAAAAAGTAATGTCAATTCGAGTTTACCAAGAAAACGAAATTGAATTAAAAAAAATGGTGATTGAAAAAGACAAACAGTTAAAACAAAAATCAGATGCGTCAAGAAAAGTTAAGTAAAGATTTTCAAGTTTGCGGAATTTATATGATAACAAACCCTTTAGGAAAATCATATATAGGAGCAAGTGTTGATGTAAGAACTAGATTACTATGTCATAAAAGAGAAGCTGGAAGAACCTCTAAATTAAGCAAGTCAATTGCAGAATATGGTTTTTATAACCATAAGTTTGAGATTTTACAAATATGCAATAGAGAAGATTTGTTTTTTATAGAAAGCGAGCTAATCATAAAACACAATGCTGAATTTATTGGTTTGAACGGAGAATATACCGTAACCAGAAAAGAACAACCAAAAGTTCTTACGATTAGTTACTATAAAAAAGATATTGACGCTCACGGGTCAAAAGAAAATTTAAGGAAAGCTATACTAGCAGTCCGAGATTTAAACACAGAAGCATTAACAGAAATATTAAAAAAATAGGAGAGATGGAATTTAAAGGAACTAAAGGAGAATGGTACTCAATCGGAAATTATATAGGTGTTAAAAACAAAAAAACTAGAATAACTCATGTTACAGGTTCTTACCCTATTTCAGATGAAGAAGATTCTGAAAATGCTAGATTGATGGCGCATTCAAAAGAAATGTTAAAGGCATTACAAAAAATATATCAAATCGAAAATCATGCATTTGGTTTAAAAGGCTTTGATGTTGAAAGACTAAAGGCTGAAATTAAAACCGTTTTAGATAAAGCACTACAACCATGACACCCGTAAACCCAAACACCCCGTCTAAACTAGAGCAAGAAACGGGAGCAATTATAAGACAATTGCAGAATAGATTGATTAATGATAACCCTTTGAATTATAAACCACTAACACCATGAACCAACAAACAACAGATTTAGAAAAGTTTCAAGCGTTGCAAAACCCACGATTAAAATACGCTTCAGTAAACCATTATTTCAAACTATTCAACAAATCACAGTTGGATAAAATAATGAGTAAACCCGA